GAATACTTTGTTGCCCTAGAAGCTAAATAAGAGGAAAACATATGGAACTTACTATCAATGATATTAATTCGGCACTTCAAATCATCGACGTCGTGACTTCTCGAGGAGCTTTCCGTGGAGAAGAACTCACTCAGGTTGGTGCGCTTCGAGATAAATTTGCAGCATGCATTAAAGCTGCTCAAGATGTTCAGGGTGAAGTAGTTGAAGATACTCCTAAGGAGGAACCAGCCGAGTACTGAGCTACCTTGTAATTTGAAGGATTTATTATGATTAGAGATGTGGACGAATTCTTGTGGAGTCAAAAGTATCGGCCTCATACAGTGGCTGATACTATTTTGCCAAGAAGCTTAAAAGACGCTTTTCAACGATTTGTTGATGATGCAAATGTTCCAAACTTGATTCTATCTGGCGGTAGTGGGGTTGGTAAAACAACTGTAGCTCGAGCCATGTTAGATGAACTTAATGCAGACTATATCATCATCAATGGATCTATGAATGGTAATATTGATACTCTTCGTGTCGATATTCAAAACTTTGCTTCTACTGTATCTTTTTCTGGTGGGCGTAAATATGTGATTTTGGACGAAGCTGACTATTTGAACAGCAATTCTACACAGCCGGCTTTGCGCAATTTCATGGAAGAATTTTCAAAAAACTGTGGGTTTATTCTCACCTGCAATTTCATCAATCGTATCATTGAACCTCTCCAGTCTAGATGTTCAGTTATCAATTTTAGTATTGAATCAGCAGATCGGCCGACAATGGCAGCGCAGTTCTTTAAGCGTCTATGTAACATTTTAGATACAGAAAATGTTACATATGACAAGAAAGCTGTAGCCGAACTGATCAATACTCATTTTCCAGATTGGCGAAGAGTTATCAATGAAATTCAACGATACTCAGCGACTGGAAAAATTGACGTTGGAATTCTTAGGAACAGAGGATTAGAAACTGTTGAAAATCTAATCCTCTTATTGAAGAACAAAAAATTCAATGATGTTCGCAAATGGGTTGGCGAAAATTCTGATATTGATTCGGCCACATTGTATCGTATGCTGTATGATATTCTTCCTACAAAACTTACGAATACTTCGTCTATAGCAGATTCCATCATGGTTCTTGCCGAATACGAATATAAAGAAGCCTTTGTAGCTAATCATGAGATAAATAGAATGGCCGCATTAGTAACACTTATGTCAGAACTTAATGATTGGAAATAATAATGCTTGGTATTTTCAAAAAGAAAAAAGAGAAATGCAAGTGCTTTATCTGTTCTCTTCAATATCCAATTAGGGAATGTGTTGAAGTAAAATATAGATACGGTGATGACCAAGGCGAAATTGGTATAGCTTATATGTGTAATACTTGTGCAGCGAAGTATACTAATGAGTAATGTGTGGGACTACACAAATTCTATCCTCACGAATAAAACTAATATGATGCGGAAATCTGAAAATGATAAATTAGCTGAAGATGGGTATAATCCATGGTTAACTAATAACGCATTATCATATCATGAAGATACTGTCCTAATTGCTAATTTCATTAACATGTATTCGCAATTGTCAAAACGCCCTCAATATGAATTTCTTCTGAACGCCGTTAGACCAAAGAAACGACAATTTAAGAAATGGGTCAAACAAGTATCCGATGAGGATCTTAATGCCGTGTGTCTTACATATTCTTGCAATCGCATCTTAGGAAAAGAATACGCTCAATTGCTTACTCTCGATCAACTTAAATCTATCAGAGATTCTAGATTAGTTGGTGGTTCACAAAAAGATAAATAATAAGGAATTTACAATGAGGTGATACAATGAATATTAATGATCTTTTAGAAGTAGAACTACCAACTAATGATTCTTTTTTGAAAATTAAAGAAACGTTAACTCGTATTGGCATAGCATCAAATAAAAACAAAACACTGTATCAATCGTGTCATATTCTGTTTAAACGAAACAAGTACTATATCGTGCATTTCAAAGAACTTTTTATGCTTGATGGTAAAGCAGAATCATTGTCAGATGAAGATCGAGATAGAAGAAATAGGATAGCTAATCTCTTAAAAGATTGGGGGCTTCTTACAATAGTAAAGCCTGTTCAAATTAATCCAGATATTCGCATTAAGGTTTTGTCTTATAAAGAAAAACCAGATTGGAATTTGATTGCTAAATATACAATCGGAAAAAGAAAATAGTTGACATTTTAGCCAAAGTGTGATATAAATAATATTAGGATGCCAATAAGGGTCCTAATATATAAACCTTGCTTTTAGGAGGCAATTATGACAAATCTATATGACCCATTCTCAGTGGGATTTAGCCGCATTTCTAATATGTTAAATGAGATGCAAAAACAGGCTGGCAAAGCAGTCACATATCCACCTTACAATATCAAAAAGCTGAATAATGACCATTATGTTATCGAAATGGCAGTAGCCGGATTCGGTAAACAGGATATTGCTATTACGCTTGAAGAAAACACGCTTAAAATTGATGGCAACGTTAAGCATGATGGTACTGAAAAAGATTATATCTTTAAGGGTATTGCTGATAGAGCTTTCTCTCGAGCATTTACTATTGCTGATACCGTTGAAATTAAGAACGCCGAACTTGTTAATGGAATGTTACGAGTCTGGCTTAATAATCTTATCCCAGAGAAAAAGATTAAGAAGGTAGAAATTACTGAGCCTGCATCAGCTGAAGGCCAATATGGTTACCTTTCTGAATAACTAAATTTTAATAACTGCTTAGGGGCTTTGGCCCCTAAGTTTTACTTCGATGTTGACATATCAAATAGATATGTTATAATGAATTAAGTGAGGAGTTTGAATGTCTGGATTTTATACATCTGTTCATCGATTTGGGAATAGTATTCTCTATCGTGGCTATAATGATAAAGGTGTAAGAGTCCAGGAAAAGGTAAAGTTTAGTCCGACATTATATCTTCCATCTAAAAGTAAGAATGATACCAAATGGGTAACTCTAAACGACTTAAAAGTTGATCCAATAAAATTTACCACTATGCACGAAGCTAAAGATTTTATCGACACATATAAAGATGTCGATAATTTTACGATGTATGGCAACACAAATTATGTGACGCAATTTATCGCTGAAAAATTTCCCAATGACATCGTTTTCAATGCAGCAGATATTGCAGTTGCTACTATCGATATAGAAGTTTCTTCTGATGACGGTTTTCCATATCCAGAAGAAGCAAAACATGCCGTAACAGCAATCACTGTAAAGAATAGCAAAAGCGCAGTCTACCATACTTGGGGTCTAAACTTTTATGACACCACTAAAGCCATTGGAATTCCAGATGGTTGTTTTGTACAATATACAAAGTGCGCTGACGAACTAGAGCTTCTTATGAAATTCGTTACATATTGGGAAGAACATTATCCTGATGTGATCACTGGATGGAATGTTAGGCTATTTGATATTCCATATTTGATCAATCGTATCAGTAAAGTTTTAGATGAAAGCTGGAGTAAACGATTATCTCCTTGGAATATTATCAACTATCGTCAAATTAATTTTAAGGGTAAATCTCTTGATGCATATGAAATTTATGGAGTGCATCAATTAGATTATATGGACGTATTCAAAAAGTTTGGATATGTTTATGGCACACAAGAGTCGTATGCATTAGATCATATTGCTTATGCTATTTTAGGCGAACGAAAGCTTTCATATGAAGAACATGGTTCTTTAGATGCTTTATACAAAAATGACTATCAAACTTTCATAGATTATAATATACGTGATGTTGTTCTTGTTAATAATCTTGAAATTCAAACTGGTCTACTCAATTTAGCATTAACTATTGCTTATCGAGGGGGAGTTAATTATCCAGACACTCTTGGCACTACTGCAATCTGGGAATCTATCATATACAGGCATCTCAATAAGAAAAAGATCGTAGTTCCTCAATCTGAAAATAAAGAACGCCCAGAGTATCCTGGAGGATTTGTTAAAGACCCCATTGTTGGCCGGCATAACTGGGTTGTATCATTTGACTTAAATTCGCTATATCCAATGACAATTGTTCAGTATAACATGTCACCAGAAACAATTGTTGACGACTG